TCTGTTGGGAAAGTGTAATAGTCAAACTTTAAAGAATATGACCTATTAGGATAAGGGTGTAAAAGATAATTGTTGTCAGGGGATCTAACCACATTTTTTGGAACTCCTCCTTGATCAAACTGTGCTACTTGTACTCCGTCACTATGAGAAGAAGCTGTTGTGCTATTTGCTCCACGTGAAACACCTGTGAAGGTAGTAGAAGAAGTGCCTGTATATGTAACCTCTTCATTGCCTATATGTAATGTGCCTGCACTATCAAAGCCTGTTGTACTTGCTACAGTTATTGTGGTTGCTGAATCTGTTAGTGATCCGTCTAGTGTTGTAGTATTTATTTCATCTTCTTGCGTTACAAAAGCATTTATGTAGTCATTATACTGAAGAATAGATAACTTGCCACCACTTGTTGCTAGGTCTTCATCCTTGACCAATCTAAATGTATTATAGTCTACATGTTTAGTTGATGTAGGTAAACTATATCTAACAGTTCCTGCCGTAAGTGTTTTAGTCTCTGTTGCATGATTAAACGGAAAGTTATATTCTTTCTGATTAATATACCTTATAGATTCATTAACAGCATTTTTTGCTTGTGTTTGTATACCTCTAGCAGAACCAAAAGTTGTAGAAGTTAGCTGTACTTCATTTAATCTTGCTAGTGTTTGATTAGTAAGTGTTAGATATGTACCAGACATTGATATCCTTTCTTAGGATTGTTTTGTCATATCTAGGATGATGTTGTATGTATCCGTGTTAGAATGTCCTACAGTTGTGAACATGATGTCACCTGTCTTACCAGACCCTGCATTATTTTGCAGTCCACCAAAACTGGAGAAGTCTATGTCTCCTGTGGTATCTAATAGTTTGTATGCTTCTACATCTGTAGATGCATCCCAAAGTATTTGCACTTTCATTCCGTCAAGTGTGTAATATATTCTGTCTATTGTTACACCTGTGCATGTAGCACCTTTTTCACCTGCAGTAAATGCACTCACATCTACTTTGTTTACTGCACTCTCTCCTGTGCCGTCACTTACGTTGGTGAACTTCATAACTAATCTGTAAGGTGTATTGAGTATTGTTTGTGATGTGACTGTATCTGCCATTAGTATTCCTTTATATTAAAATAGAGGGCAAGCTTTCACCTGCCCCCTAGATTATAGTTTAAGCAAGCTGATCCCTAGCTACTTCGTCAGCTTCCATCTCACCGATGTCACTAACGTCCTGTAGGACAGCATATACTCTGAGTTTACCTGCAGTAAATGAACCACCACTTCCTGCTAAAGTTACATCCAAAGTATCGTCTGAAGTAATTACGATATCACCTGCAACGGTTGCACTAGGAGCATAAGCACCATCAGAAGCACCGTCAATATCAAATGCCGCAACATACTCATTGTCATCGACAGCAGTACCAAGAATGGCTGTTGCGTCAGTACCAGAGTTCATAGTTGCACTTGTAGTTACCTGTAAACCTGCAGCAATGATTTTGGTGTTTGCAGGTACAGTGAGACACTGAACTACATCTCCCGGAGCAATGCTGTTAGCTGTTAGGTCAACTATTTGTTGCACATAATATGGTTGTCTTCCACGAGAAGAAGAACCATGAGTATTTGCAAGAGTTGCTGTAATTGTAGCCATGATTTACCTCCCTTAGAATTTTGAGACATATAAAGCACGAGTAAGTGCTTCAGGTCGTAATATTTTACGTCCATAGAGATGCATACCTCTGACGATGTCAGCAAAGCTGTCAGGGTCACGATATGTCTCTGTTTTGTTGATTTGCTCTGCAGTGGCTACTGCTGAACTATGTCCTGCAACGATTACACCAAAGTGGCTTGATCCTGTAGAAGTAGCTCCTGTAGGACCATTACCGACTTCAGGTAGGTTGTTTGACATAAACACTTTGAAGCCATGCAAGTTGCTGAAGATCATACCATTTTTGAGTTCGTCCTTTGAAGAAACAAAGTCACCATTCATAATTCTGGAGTCTTCATCTTTTAGCAATTCAGCAAAGACTGGGTCGATTACAAGCCATCTTCCCTCTTTATCAACATGCTGTTGGTCAAGCTTTCGCCCCATTCTGTTGATAACAGCTAGAGGTGTAGCATGAGCAGCAGTGGTATTAACACCATCGCCCATTCCTCTTGGCTGAACAACAATAGAGTTGCCTGAAGAACCACCGTTGAAGTCTTCAGCATCTACCTGCATAGTTGCAAGTAGTTCGTTTGAAGCAGCAGATGCTACAGCTTTAGAACCTGATACAGTTGAGTTTACTGTGTCTGGTCTTCCGTGTAGTGCAGACTGCTTGAAACCTGCTAGATAGCCTAGAACTTCCTGATCGTATTGATCTGAAAGTCTGTAAGCTGCTCTGTCAGTAGCTAAAGATTGGAAGTTGATGTGCGAGTGAGCTTCCTCAATGTCATCGACTTTAAATGCAAAGTAGTTTGCTTTGTCAACAACTAGAGAAAAGTCCTCATCGTCCAAGTCCTGAGGTGTGATTGTAGTGCCACGAGCATACTCTTTTACAGTAATCTCTGGCTCTTTGATTATTTTAACAGTATCACCCATCTGAGCAATCTCACCAAAATAGTCAGAGTTTGTGATACCTTCCACAACAGATGACTTACGGAAAGCAAGCTGTACCTGTTTGGAATAGATAATAGGACTGAAATTACCGTTGGGTAGATTTCCATGTCCTGCCGCAGTTTGAAAAGCCATAGTTAGTCCTCCTCACTTTTCAAGGTCACAGATACAAATTACAATTACAGATTAGGGGCTAACTTAGATCAAGGTGCAGTTGTACATACTGGGCTTGTTAAATTAGGTAAGTCTCATCGCATTGTCGTTTGTGATGTAATATACATATAGGTAATCCATATAGGGGCTAAATGTATATTTTATATACTATACATAGTTATATGTATAATTTTTTAAATGTCAAACTTTTTTATCTGGCAGAACCTGATACATCATAGATAAACTTACCTGTTCGGATAGCTTCCATGACTTCATCTGCTCTTCTCTCATACTCCTGTGATGACATTTTTTGTACTTGAGATTCTCTTAAATATGTAGACTCCTCGTTAGTCTGAGGTTTTGTACGTGTTGACTTTGGATTTGTAGCTAGGGCTGCATCTTTTGAGCTTGTCTTTTTCTTACTAATATTTCTATCAGCTTTATATAAATCAATAGCTCTAGAAGCAGACATTGCATCGTTATCATTTTCATACAAAGCTTTTTGCACCCACTGTGGTTGCTCTTCAGCCCAGTTATGAAAGTCATCGTCTTCACGAATATCTACAAAATCAGGATGTAACTTTAGTAACTCTACTTCAGCTTTTTCCTTAGTTGCAGATTCCTGCATTTCATTTATTTTTTGAATCCTATCCTCAAGCTCTTTTGATTGCTCTTTGGATTTTTTTATAGCTATAGTTTCTACTATTGCTGCTACATCAGGATATTCTTTTGCCCATGCTTCTATATCCTCATCAGACTTTGGTAGCTGTATTTGCTTTTTAGTTGCACTATCAAGCTGTTCTTTTAGTTGATTTATCTGCTCTTGTAAGTCGGACTCTTTTTGTTGAGCATGTCTTCGTAAATCACCATACCTTTTCTTAAAAGTCTTTTCTTCTGCAGATGTTGGTTCAGGCTCTTGCTCTTCAGCTTCTTCCTTTACTTCACCTTTATTTTCTGCAATTAGTTGTTCTAATTCTTCTTCGTCTTTTTTAATTTTATCATCTCTTGAATATTTACGAGATGCTAATGCCATTACTTTTTTTGGTGTTGCATCTTGCACCATTACTTCTGCTTCTGCCATTTTACTTGCCTTTCGTTAGGGCTAACTGTATGCCATGTTAGATGGGGAGTTAGGTAGCCAACATATTGTGAACTTATTTTTTCTTTGAAGCTAGTCCACCCTTCTTCATTCTTTTGGGTTTAACTTTGGGTTTAGCTAAACCACCTTTCTTTAGTCTTTGTGGTTTCATAGGTTTAGTGGGTACACCACCTACATACATACCCCCTAAAAAATTACCTTGACTATCAAAACCTGTAAACTCTTGTTGTTGTCTATCAAATCTTTCTTGTACACTCATAGGACCAAAGCCACGAGACTGTCTTACTCTATCTTCTTCATCTAGCTTTTGTCGTATATTTTCTTGCTCTTGTACATTTTGTCTTATATTTTTTTGTTGTTGCTCTGTGAGAT